CCCCGACAGGCTTAGCCAGCCAGCGAGAGCGCCTTCGGCAGCCGCGGTCCGAGCGTCGGGCCCGCGCTCAATTTCGCGAGAATGTGCTGCGGATCGAGCGCGTCTGCGACGGCCTTCGTCAACTCCGCTTGCGAGAGCTGCGTGCCGTTGATCGTCAAGGTGAGGCCGCCGAGTACTTGAATCTTCGGTGACCCGTCGCTCGTCCTTTTTGGCGGATGGTCGCGCAACATGCGCATGAGACCGCCGGCAGGATGGAGTGGGTCTTGTCCGCCTTGCACGCTCCAGTTATGCGGAAGCATGTTGCCCGACGCGTCGAACTTCGGCCGCGGGCCGAGCGCGCTGCCGGAGCTTCCCTTCGATCGGTAATTTCCGTATTGGTCGCGGTCCTCAGAGAACGTGCCGTTCTTGCGTCGTTCGTTGCCCTGCACAGCGCCGAGCCATTGCAAGAAGATGGTGCTACTTAAGATCGCGATCAGCGGGCCGAGGGCAGCGGTGAAGGTGCCGATCAACAAACCTGCGCGTGAGGCAGCGGCGCCGGCCGCAGCAGTTTCGCCGGCCGCAACGTTCGTCGCTGCCGTCAACTCGATCATCGCAAGCGTCAGACGGTTGAGCGCCGCGTTGAGCGTCATCGCGTTCCAGACCATTTTGCTGCCCATATAGACGCCTGCGGCAGTCAAGGCCACGGTGCCCGCGATTATGCCTTTCGCGATGTTCTTCGCTGCATCCGGGTTCGCTGCGAGCCAACGATTGAGTTCGCGAAGCCGCGCATTGAAGTCGTTGAGCTTCGACGTCAGTTCCGGCAGAAGCGGCAAGAACGGAAGCATGATCGCGTTCTGCAGGTTGGTCTTGAACGCGTTCCATTGATACAGGAAATTGTTGGAGTAGGTCTTCCATTGACCTTCGACGCCCGGCATGTTGCCGAACGACGTCCGGTTGCGCGCGATTTGCTTACGCGTCTCCTCGGTGGAGATCGCCTCGACGAAACGCTGCGCTTCCTTGCCGAAGACCTTGAAGATGTCCGTGCTCCAGCGCGACGCGCCCATGCGTGGATCCGCCGCGATCATCTGCTGGCGGCGCTGAAACATGAAGTCGAGCGCCGACTGCAATTCGACATGACCGTTGGGCCCGAGGAACTTGTTCAGGCCCTTGGCATCGAAAAGCCCGAGGTCTGAGGCACCCTGTCGCTTCGCTTTCGTCAGCGACGACGTGAGCATCGGCGCGTTCGAGAGGCCGAGCAAGAGATTGTTGAGCGCCGTGCCGCCGCGATTCTTCATGAAGCCGAGCTGCGCGCCGATCGTCATGAGGTCGAAGATCGTCTTCTCGTCGACGCCGTGGCCGACCATGCCCGGAACGAACATGCGCGCTTGCGTGACGAGCTGCTGCGGCGTGGTGTCCGCGTTCATCTGCAGTTTCGCCATCAGGTCGAGCATCCGGCTCATGCCGCCGGGCCCGTACGCCTGGAAAAGGTGCGCGAACTGCGCCATCGTCGCGACGTTTTCGACCGGATTCTCGCCGGTGGCGATGTACCGGACGTCGGCGAACTTGGCCATCTGCGTGAAGATGCCGTTGGGCGCCGCCAGCGCGCGCGGATCCTTGAAGGCCACCTGCGCGGCTTTCTTCATCTCTTCGGCGATCGTGACCGCCGATTGAGCGCTGATGCCGGAGACCTCGACGATCTGGGACTTGAGTGCCTGCAGCATCGCGGGGTTCGCCTGCGTCGCGATCTGCACGCCGGTCAGCGAGCGTTCGAACTTGGCCGCATCGGAAATGCCTGCGGCGCTGGCCGCGGCCAGCACGGCCGCGCCGCCCATCGCGAAGCCTGCGCCCCACTTCAATCGCGCGTTCGCAGCCGCGGTCCGGGTCGCAGCGCGCTCGTAGCTGGAAAGTGCGACCTCGGCGTTACGAACGCCGTTGGTCAGCCGTGCGAATTGCGCCTCGACGTCGGGCAGCCCGACGCGCGGCATCGTGCTCAGCTTTTGCAGCGCTACTTTTGCGGCGTCGATCGACGTCTTGTACTTGCTCATCGTCGCGTTGGCGAGCGCTGCCTGCTTCGTGAGCATCGACAGCACGGCCGCGCCGTTGGTCGAGAAGAGGACGCGCGCGGAGACGGTCCAATTGCCGCCGGCCATCGCGAACCTCCTAGATCTTCCGGTAGCCGGCCTCGCGCTCTATGCGCGCCGGCGCGCTCGTCAGGCCGAGCGCCGCGCCGCAGGCCGCTTCGAGCAACGCTTCGATCTCCTCTTCGGAGTCGTCGAGCGCCGTCTTGAAGACGGGTCGCGCCGGGACGATCCCGCTGCGGGGCGCCGTGTATCCCATTTCGTGATAGAGTTGCACGATTTCCGGGCTGCCGATCGCGGCTTCCATGCCCGAGTGCAACTGCTCGACTTTATCGTAGAGCAGTTCGCCGGACTCGAAGAGCGGCTCGTCTGGCGAGAAGCCTTTCGCTTCGCGTTCGGCTTGCGTTGCGGCGGCCAATGGCGCGAGTTTCGCGTTGTCGCCGAAAACGAGCAGCGCGTTCTTTGCGAGGACCTCGGTCGCCGCTTCAGCCGCCGCGATGAACGGCAACTCCGCTTCGAGCGCTCCAGACGCGGTGAACGCCACGAACGATTCGAGCGTGAAGTGCCGATCTGCCATCTAGTCGTCTCCTGATGGCGGTTCGGGCCAGTGCACTTCGCGCGTCCGGTAATCGATTTCGGCCCCGAGGCCGCGACAGAAGGCCAAGGTCAGGATCATGCGGTCTTCTTGCTGCATGGCCTGAGCCTCGGAAAGAGAGACGCCTCCCTTTGAGAGCAGGACCAGGTTTACTGAGGAGGCGAGTCCTGGTCGCTCAACGCGTTTTTTAGGTCGGCCTCGCTAATCGGTTCGCCGTAGGTGACGTTGGCCCAATCACGCAGCGCGTTACGCTCTTCGCGCGAGAGGGCGTTGGTCGTCCGGGCGTACTCCTTTTCGTTTATCAGCGGGTGATAGGTGTTGTCCCCGTTGATCGATCGAATACTGCACACGCCGAAGATGCGCGCGCGCAGCGACATCCCCTCGAGCAGCGCGAGCGCGTTGAGCTTGTCGCTGCCGGACATGCGGTTGAGCATGCCCATGTAGATGAGCGACGCGACGTCTTCCTCGAGCCCGTCGAGTACCCCGACGGTCACCGTCGTCTTTTCGCTCAGTTGAAGTTCGATCGGGTCACCGACCATGTTTTACAGCATCTCCGTTGCAGCGAACTGCACGCTTGGCTTCACGATGTCTTTGCGCATCCACTGTCCGGACTTATAGCCGTGGAGCACGACGCGCGTGAACGTCCGCGTCTGAGTCGAGAGCTTGTCGGCATTGAAGGCCGTCCAGACGATCGTGAAATAGACATCGGGGCCTTGCGTGTAATAGTTGGCGTCCAAGAACGCCATCAGATCTTCGCAGTCGGAGGTTGCGCGTTCGGTTTCGATCGAGCCGCTGATGCCGCTCGGGATGCGCTTGTGCGTTACCCGGCCCTCATCGTCGGTCGTGTCGTTTTCGATCAGCGTGTCTTTCTCTTCGAACTCGAACTTGGTCTTGTTGCCGCCGAGAGACACCGCCGCGCCCGTATCGGAACGGGTGATCGTCAGCGAATAGTCTACGCCGGTGTTATAGCCGAGAGGCATCGCGTGGTTCTCCTGGCGCGACGAAAGGGAAGCGACGGCCCCGAAGGACCGCCGCTATGTGGGCGGATGCGCGCGCCGCGGTTAGGCGGCGGTGAGCAGCGAGGTCGGCGTCTGGACCTGGACGGTCGATCCGACCTGGACGATGTTGAGCACGTAGGAGATGCCCGCGAGCGTCTGGACCTCGACGGTCGCGATCAGGAAGCCCTGCGTGACCGTCGTGAAGTTGTTGTTGGTGAAGTCGACGGCCACGCTGAAGGCGCTGATGTAGTCAGCATCAAGCAACGTGTTGAGGTAGGCGTTGATCGCATCGCGATATTCGCGCCGCGTCGGATCGGTGTCGACCTGACCTTGCGCGAAGAGCTGCGGCGGGACCGATTGCGACTTGCCGACGTAGGGACCGCCGATTTGCTCGAGGACGATCGAGATGACGTTGAGCATCCGGGTGTCGGCGATCGGCGTGCCGTCGAGCGCGCAGCCGCCTTTGCCGGTCATCAGCTGGAAGCCGGTCAGTCCCGGCGCCTGATTGGTCAGGAAGCAGATGTTGTTCTGCGTCCGTTGGATGATTTCGGCGTCGTTGAGCGGCTGCGCCGTGGAGATCGTACGCTCGGTGTTGAGCATGTTGCTCTTGCCGGCGACGGGCTTATTGAGCGGGCAGTCCCAGGGATTGAGCGACGCGATGACGCCGGCGACGGGTCCTTCGGGGCTGACCCAGACGGTCTGGCCCTGATACGGATCGTACACGGACGAGTAATCCATGCACCCGACGAGATAGCGCGACGGCAGGTTGTTGCCTTGGATGTTGGAGATCGCCGTCAGCGTCGTGGAATTCCGCGGCACGAGGTTGAGCACGCCGATGCAGCGGTTCGCTCGGCCGAAGGTGGCCATCGACGGGCCGAGGGTTGGATCGTTGAGGCCGGCGATATAGAACGTGCCGCCCGGAACGATGTTCTCGAACACGTAGATGCCGGTGCGGCCGGTCGTACCGTCGACGCCGAGCAGAATTGCGCTCGTGACGCCGGAGTAGCCGTTGGTGCCGCCGGATGCTTGCGTGACGACGCCCAGGCCTGGCGGAACCGTCGAGCTGCCGGCGGACGCCGTGACCCACGCCGATCCGCTCGTCGCGCTGTTGATCGCGGCGACGACGTTTGCTTGGAACGCGGCGGCGTTGTAGGCGCCGCCGAGCGTCGCGTAACCCGGAATGTTGACGAAGGTCTGCGCCTGGCCCTTAGGCGCGTAGATCGTGACCTGGTAGACGGGGTTGAGGCTCGTCGTGCCGGACACGAGATCGCAGCGCGCCTTGATATTGTTGCCGTACGAACCGTAGTTGACGGCCGTCAGCACGAGGAACACGCCGTAGCCGCCGCCGGTCAGCGTGGTCGGCGACGTCGGCGTGCATGTCAACGAGCCGAGCGTGGCGCCCGTGATCGAGATGCTGTTGCCACCGGTGCCGACGACGGCCGCTTTGATCGGCACGTTCGAACCCGAGGCGGTCGTGTTCGCGATGAAGGCGTTGGCGCCGGTGACCGCGGCCGAGGAATTGATTGCGGCGGCCAGGGCCGTCGCGCACGCAGAAGTCGACTCGCTGGCCGTGATCGTGATCGGCACGGAGACGGGTGAGCCGCTGGCGGGCGTCAGGGTCACCGTCAGCGTTCCCGAGACCGACGCGGTTCCGCCGAAGAGGAACCCGCCCGAAGCTGCCGTGCCGGCGTCCGGCATCGAGAGCGTGGCGGTCGTCTGCGTGCCATCGCCGGCGCGGCAGAAGACGAAGTTTTGCCCTTCGGGCGCGCTGCCGTTGGCGGCGGCCATCAGCATCGAGTGCGTGTCGGTGTCGTCGTCGCCGATCTGCTGCGCCGCGCTCTGGGCCGTCGCGTAGATGGGCGTTTCGAAGGCGCCCCACGACGACGTGCCGCGCACGCAGATGAGCGAGGTGTTCGGACCGGTCGGCGTGACCGGCGCCGCGGGAATGACGACTTCGTAGACGCCGGGACGCGCGAAGGTGCCCGGATTGAGCGAAGATACGGTAGCCACGAATTAGTCCTCGCTCGCCGCGGGCGCGACGTCGTCGGATTGCAGTGCGCTCGCATCGCGCGAAGGGTCGGCCGGCCCGCTGTGCGCGTCGTCGAAGAACTCGGCAGCGGCAAGGCTCGGCTCTGCGGCCGGCGCTGCGGGAACGGGGCGGCGATCGACGTGCTCGCGCGTGACCTGGCGATGCAGGAGCGCGAACTCGGCAGACTGCTCGAAGGCGCGCGCGTCGTCGTCCATCAAACGCGTGCCGCGCGCGTACTTGCGGCCGCGCCACTCGAAATCGTTGCTGTGTACGAGATAGTCGTACATGCAGGTGCTCCAATCGGAAAAAGCGCGCATCTCGAAGGAGAAGCACGCACACGCACGCGCCGCGCGGCGCTAAGGGAATCGGATTATGACCAGGTAATCGAGGCGCTCGGGCCGCCCCCTGCCGTAAGATTGACGTTGACGATCGCGTACTCGAACGATCGCGCATAGAGGTAAGGACTCGGCAGTCCGTCGAGCCCGTTGGGATGCGTCGGCGGACCGGTCGGCGGCCCGAGCCGTTTGAACATCTCGGCGTACCACGTCGAGTCATTCATGTATTGCGTCGGACTCGTGGGAAGATTGCCGTACTGATCGGTGACCAGCGTTAGCTCGCCGCCGACGTCGCCGTAGCCCCAGCCGTAGGCGAAATAGGAGTACTTGTTCGCGCTGACCAGATAGCATCCGAGGCCGAGATCGATATTTGCGCGCGCGTCGGCAAGCGCCGTGCCGTAGGGCGACGGTACGTTGTTCTGGACGTTCGCGAACCCGGGCCAGGTGCGAAGAATCGTGATGCGGCCGGCCGCGCTCATCGCGTAGATCGCGTCGATGGTCGCCTTGATTTGGTCCGGTTCGTCTTGACGTCCGATGATCGACTCGGAAAACGAGCCGTCGAGGGTGCCGTCGAAATACGTCGACCCTTCGCTGGGCAGCGGACCTGGATAGGTGTTTCCGAGCAGCAGCTTGCCGCCTGGGATCAAGACCGTTATTTTCGAACGCAGCTGCGAGATCAAGTCGTAGGAGTCGGCGTTGTACTTTCCGAGCGAGTCGATGAAGACGCCGTCGAACTGCGGATACTGCGTGAGCATCCACGCGATCGCGCTCGACCACCACGCGCGAAACGCGGGGTCGTGTCGATTGTCGCCCTTGCCGCCGATCCACTGCGGTTGCGCGCCCGGGTAGGTCCAATAGCGATACGAGTCGGTGCGCTGCCCGTGAAAACCGACGTAAAAGAGCAGCTTGCCGGTCGGATTGGCAGCTTTCCACGCCGTCGCGACGGCGTTGACCTGATCCTCGAAATACCCGGTGCCGCCGCCTTTGATGAGGGCGACGAGCGTTGGCCAATTTGATGCGATGCCGCCGAGCTCGGAGGTCGTGAAGAAGGCGCTCGTTGTCTCGCGACCGATCAGCGTTGCGGCCGGGACGGTGACCCAATTGTTCCACGGCGGGAAGTTTGCTTGCGGATCCGCCGGCGGTGGCGGCGGTCCGTTGGGCGTCGGATTGAACGGGCCGCCGGCGTAGATGTCGATCTCGGCGTCGCTGTTGATCGTGATCTGGTTGTCGATCGCGCCGATGGTCGCAGCGCCCAAGTACTCAAGGACCGAGTACTCGACGTCGAAGGCGAGGTGCGCGGTGAAGCGCGATGCTCGCTGCTGCGCCGAATCTTTGAGTTTGTCGTCGCTCGCGCCCGTCGCGTACGACAGACGCATCGGCGTGTCGTCGGAAAGCGGCACGAAGACGTTCGCCGCGGTGCCGACGCGCGAACTCACAGCCTCGTGCATCGTGAAACGCACGTCGGGATTGTTGCTGAAACACGAGACGAGCAGCGTCTGCGCGCGACGCCCGACTTCCCGCGCGAGAAGCACCGCCGCGGTCGAGACGTTGCATTGGACTTGGTCGACGCCGGCGATCGTAACCGTGTCCGACGTAATCGAGGCGCTTACGCCGGTCAAACCGAGCGCGTTGACGGCGTTGGCGATGCCGGCACAGACGCTTGCGACGTTGTCCCCAACCGAGGTCGTGTACGTTGCGTCGTTGTACGGCTGCTCGATCAGCACGTGGAACGTCAGACCCGGGATGACGTTTCCCGCGAAGGTCAAGACGTTGTTGATCGCCCCGACGACGACGTCGATGTCCGGCGCCCTGACGGTGATGACGGTGTCGTCCGGCAGATAGCGCGTGACATCGCGCGGCCCCGTGTACTCGCGCACGGCGACCACGGTCTTGTTTAGGCCGAGTATCTCGGAGAGCTGAGGCTCGGGCGGCTCGCCCAAGATCACCTGATTGGAGACGCTGAAGCCCGCATCGTTGAGCGAGTTGCTGACGAGTTGGCCAAGCGTGGTCATCGCGTCGAGAAGGCGCGATTTGCCCATGCTCGATGCCCTCGCTTAGGTCGGCGTACTCTTGAGGAACTCGACGACGGCGACAGTGCCGGCGACGCCGATCAGTTGACTCGAATAGAGGCCGCGGATCTGAAAGCGCGTGCCGTCGGCGAGCGTGAGAATCATGAGCCGCTGAACTTCGAAGGAACCGAGCGGCGGAATGTACGCGAGCTGCTCTTCACGGCTGAAGTCGGCGACGACGTCGGGGTCGTTCTCGTCGTGCACGCGCCGGATGGGCTGCAGGCCGAAAGGGATGACCGCTGGGGTCGCGCCCGGCGCCGTTGCCAGCGCGTAGCTTCCCGACGTCAGGGTTAGCGGCAGTTCGATCGCTTCTTGGTTCCCGGCCCACTGCGGGTCGAAGACCGATCCGAACGCCGGCGCCTGCGCGAGCGTTCCAGCGTTGGAGTTCGGGGCCGTCAGCACGCCGAGTTGCTCGCACCGCACGAGCATTGTCTCGCGCGTGGGCCGCTTTTGGGCGACGGCGTAGATGCCGTTGATGGCCAACGTCGCCGTCCCGGCCAGGATTGCGGCGCCGTTGAGCTGCAGGTTCGGCGACTGGGTCTGCTCGACCAGAATGTCTCCGAGCGCGAGGTTCCCGGCGTTGACCATCGCTTCGAAGGCCAGCAGATCAAACGTTTGATTTTCAACCAGGGTCTTTGAGGTTTCTCGATCGATGCGGGCCGTCAGCGCCGCAATCGGCGTTGTATCGAGCACGCTGACGTTCGCGCTGCTACCGAGACGATAGAGATTGTATGACTCGCCCCAGCGTGCCCCGATGCTGCCTCGGATAGCTTGCACCTTGCCGTCAAGGGCACCGAGGCGGTTGGCCATCTTAGCGGCGCCCCGCGGAACGGAAGGGGCTCGTCGCGTCGATCGCGACCACCGCTAGATGACGCGCTGCTCGTTCGCGACGAGCGGCGATGGTCGCTTCGTCGACGACTGCCGGCTCGTGCGGTCGCCGGATCGCGCGCAGATGCGGCACGTCGTCGCGCCAAGTCAAGACGTTGCGTGGGAAATGGATCGTTAGCGAAAGGACCGTTGCGTCTTCGTAAAACTCGACGCCGAGCGTTGCGTTGAGCGGCGGCTTCCGGCCGCGGTAGCAGTGGTCGGAGAAGATCTCCTCCAGGCGTTCGCGCTCGGCTGCGAGCGTCGCCGCGTCGGTCATCGAATGCTCCGTGTCGCATAGGGCCGCAGCAAGTACTTCGCTGGTTCGGGTATCGAGAACGGCACTTTGCGGCGTGTCAGTTCGTCCTCGAATTTCTCAAATGCGCCCATGCCGACGTTCTGCAGGTCGCGGAAGGTGAGCAGCTCCGTCGCGATCATCGTGACGGCTTCGCGCAAGCGTTCCGGGTAGAAAATCCACGGATAGCCGCAGGTGACGGTCAATTCGATTACGTTGGCCGAGAAGCCGATGACTTCGAGCGCGCCGAGCAGCGCGTATTGACCCAACGCATAGGCGAGGATCTCGATGTAGCCCAGATCGGGATTCGTATAGATGTCGGTCGTTACGTTGAACGTCGAACGAATCTGCTGCGCAGAGACGAAGACCAGCGCATCGCACGACACGATCGGCTTGTGATACGGAAACACGCGACGCGATCGACGATACTTGTGCCGTTCCAGATATTGCAGCTGACGCCGCGAACCGCCCATGAAGGCATCCGCGAGTCCAGAAGCGCGCCGGAGAATGACGTCGAGTTCGCCTGTCGCAAGCCCCGACGTGTCGACGCCTTCGCCGATGTATTCCGATGCCTGCACGTATTGCGAGTGGACGCGCAGCGTGAGCGACGCCGTGTTCGGCGGCATTGCCGAGTCGGCGACGGTCGCGGTATCCGTCGAAAGCCCGTCGGGAACCGCGAATGACAGAACGTTCGAGGCGACCGACGCCGCAACGACGGTCGTCGTGGCCTTGGCCGCGCCTTGCTGCACGAAGGTCAGCGTCGCCGCGCCGTTGATGAGGCCGGAGCACGCGAGCGCGAGCGTGTTGCCGGGCGCGCAGTCTGCGACGCTCGGGGTGACGCTCGCGCTCATGGTTGGTTACTGCGCCGATTGCGCGACTTTGCGCGCGGCGCCGGCGCGCCGGGCGTGATCGGGAATGTCGCCCGAGCCGGCCGACTGCGCGATCGCGTCGTTGAGCGAACGATTGGCTGCGATACGCGATTGTGCGTCGGGATCGACGGGAGGCTCGGGCGCCGAAGCGGGCGCGGGTGCGTCGACCGGTTCGAGGGTGATGCCCATCGCTTCGAGCGCCGACTTTTTGTCGTCGGTCAGGCGCGCGATGCCTTTTTCGTTCGGCTCGACCCACCCGAATTTGGTGTGGATGACCGTACCCGGGCGGCGATCAACGATTCGATAGAACATGCATCCTCAGCGATGGAGCGCGAAACGAGCGTCGTCGGCCGATGGGGCAGCGACGCGGCGCGAAATGCGATCTGTTTCATGGTGAAATGAGGCCGACGCGCGAAGCGCCGGCCTCTGTGCCCTTACTGCTGGATGATGATGGTGCAGGGCGCGTAGTTGGTCAGGCCGGCGAGCACGTTGCTCTGTGCGAGCGCGCTGCCCGACGCCGTTGCCACCGTGTGGCCGCCCGTCGTCGATGCGGCGAGGCTGACCTCTTCGATCACGCCCGCTTCTTTTGCGGAGATCGTGATGACGGCGGCCGAAGCGCTCGCCGTGAAGAGGGCGGAGAAGGTCGCGTTGGCGTTGAGCGCCGCGGCGACGTCGGTTGCCGTCGTGCTGAGGCCGCCGGATTGGTCGCCCGAAACCAGCGTGTAGGTGACGGCGTTGCCGTCGACCGTGATCGTGACGGTGTCCGACGTGGTCGGCGTGCCGCTGAGCGTGACGGTGCCGCTGTTGGTCGAGCGAACGCGGAACTCGAGCGACCCGCCCGTGTTGCCTTGACGTTCGACTTGCACGAAGGCCGGATAGCTCTCGGCCGTGTACGAGTCGCTTTCGACGTCGGTCGGCGCGGTGAAGATGAGGAATCCCGTTAGGGATGCGATCTGGGTAGCCAAGAGAAGCCCTCCTACGAGCTGGGCCAAGAAACGAGCAGCGGCGCGCCGTGAAAAACGACGCGCCGCATGCGCGCGAAAAGAGCTCTAACGCGAGCGCGGAGAGCTTACTGGACCTGGAGCGAAACGCGGCCCAGACCGATGCTCGGCGCGAGCGCCGCGAGTCCGTACATGCAGAACGGGATCGCGACTTCGGTGAGCTGGCCGCTGACGGCGGTCGGAATCCGGATGATCGAGGGGACCGGCGAGCCCAGATACGGCATCTCGAGCAGGTCGGTGTCGAGCAGCAGGATGTCCTGATACAGGTTGGTGCCGAGGTTCGGCGACCACTGACCGAGGAACTGACCGGGCACGACCAGGACCGGGATGAGGCCCTGATCCGTCGAGATGGCGCGGACCGTGAGGCCCGGGATGATCTCGAGGTTGTTGTCGCTGCGGACGTAGCGGACCAGCGACAGTTCGTCTTCGAACATCGCTTCCGAACCCGTCGTGTTGCACACGATCAGGTCGATCTTGCCGCCCTTGTCCCAGATGGAGTTGACCGCCTTGCGCACGGCTTTGAGCACGCGCTGGTCCGTCCACGGCGTGCGGATGTCGACCTGCACGCTGTTTTCCGGCGGCGTCTGGACGTTTGCGATGTAGCGCAGACCGTTGAAGCCGTTCGCGTCGTACTTGCCGTTGGGATCGATGTAGGGATTGCTCAGCGCGAGGTTGTTGACGTCGGTTTGGAAGCGCAGCGACTCGTTCTGAACGTCGCGCGCCAGGGTCTGCATGCCGCCGACGACTTCCTTGCCGTAGAGGTCTGCGGAAGGACCACCGACGGCGTTGCCGGCGAACTGCGCCTTCATGCTGACCGAACGCCGGATCGCGAAGACCGCGACGTTGCTGGTCAAGCGTTGGTAGCTGTTCGAGTCGTCGTTGACGGTGCCGGTTTCCGCGATCGTGTTGGGATCGCTCGTCTGCGAGAAGCTGGTCTGTTGCAGATAGGTGTGCGAGAGGCCGTTGGCCGGCACTTTGCGCACCATATCGAAGAACGGCCAGTTGCGCACGAACACCGGGATGATGTCGGGCGCGAGGTCTTGCGCGACGATCGGCGAGGTCGAGTCGCTCGATGCGCCCGTGCCGCTCTTCTGCAGGATCTTGTCGGCGATCGAGCGCTCTTGGCCCAGGAAGTGATGGACCGGCAGGTCCTTGGTCACCGGCTTCCAGAGCGGATAATGCTTGTCGGACACGTTGAAGAAGCTCCAAAACGAAAGCGAGCCCGCGGTGCGGACTCGCTCGTGACGGTTGGTGTCGGTTAGGTGGGCTTAAGTCGTCGCTCGGAGCCGAGGATCGTTCTGGTCTTGACGCTGCGCGGCCGCGCCGATGACGGCGGCGGCCTCGGCGTTGGACTTGAGATACATCTCGGGAGTGGCGACCGGCTCGCTTCCGGTTTTGGTGCTTCCGCCGGGTTGCGCGGTGATGCGTCCCGTCGGGGTCGCGCGGAGTTCCGCGAGCTTGTCTTCGAGTTGTTTCTGTTCGGTGGTCAGCGCTTCGCGGCGTTGCGTCGCTTCGGCGATTTCGCCGGCGAGAGCATCGCGCGCAGCGGTTTTCGCGGCGAGGTCGGCGTCGAGTTCGGCAACCGAGCCGGCACCGAGCACGACGAACGTGACCTTGGGATACGCCGCGGACAACGTCGCGAGTTGCGTCTCATCGACGCCGCGCACGACGACGGTCTGCCCGTCCTCGAACGACAGCGTCTCGATCGCTTTTTCGGCGGCCGTCGGCATCTCGGGGTCGCTCGGCAGATCCGCGTCGCCGGGAACGTCGTAATCGTCGGGCAACAGCGAGCGAACCGCCTTGTGCGCAAGCGCGATATTCACCAGCGACTCGATGCAGCAGCCGTGCGCGTGCACCGATTTGAGCGAGCGCATCGCACTGAGCACGGCTGTCGCTTGATCGTCGTTGAGCGGGTTCGCTCCGTCATCGGCAGAGCGCGTTTGCGAAACGATGATGGTTTCGCCGGCGGACGTCGCGGCGGCGCGCTGTTGCGTCTCGCTCAACGCGAGATCGGCCCCCTGGCCATCGGGTGCCAGGGTGGCGCTACCGCTTGCGATCGTCTCCTCGGCGTTCGCCACGACGGCGCCGGATTCGGCAGCTGCGAGCGCCGCGGTCTCGGCGTCTTTCGCAAAGGCGTCCATGTCGGTGAGCGGCGCTTCGGTCGTCGGAGTTTCCTCGGCGGGCGCGGCGGTCTGCTCGGCGGCGGGCGGCATGGTTTTTTCCTCCAGGCCCAGCGCGTCAAGCTGCGCGGGCGTCGTGTCGGGGCGTTCCTCGCCCGCGTGCGGCGCGAGCATCGCCTTCTTGACCATGGCGCGCGCGTCGGGCAACGCCCGCAGCTCGTCACTGATCGTCTTGACGTACTCGTCGATGTGCGTGTGCAGCGAGCGCGTCGCGAACTCGACGAAGCCCTTGGTGTACGCGCGCGGATTGGCGGGAATGCCGACCAAACTGATTTCGAGCAGATCGACGTCGTGCACGACGACGCGCCAATCCATCCAGTCGTCTTCGTTCTTCCAATCGAAGTCAAGCCAAATGCCGCCGATCGAGAAACCGAGCTTCGTGCCACCCTCGACGTGCTTCCACGCCTTGACCGCACGCGGGTTCTCCGCGTCGATCTCCAGGCGGATCATGAGATCGATGCACTCGCCCTGCGTGGGATCGCTCGCGTTTTGGAGCGTTGCCTCACGGCACGTGCCCAAGATGTCCTCGGGCACCATGTACGAGTGGTTGAGCCACATGACGATACCGCGCGCTTGCGCGACCATCTTGGTCTGCGCCGAGGCATCGAGCGTGTCGCCCATGCGATCGTCGACCGTCGAAGACGCCGTGCCTTCGAGGTACATCTTCTCGACGCCATCGGCCGGGTCGATGGCCTTGAAGGCGCGAACGGCGCCGGTCTTGATTTCGAAACGGCGCGGATCGTCTTTCGCGACGAAGCGCGGGCGAACGACGTCGATCGCTGCTGCTGGGGGCATCTGAATACCTCTGCGGGCGGCTAGTTCGGGCGGTAAGGGATGCACCAGCGCGGCGCAAGGAAGAAATTGACGGCGTCCGGTGGAGCACCGGGCTCGTCGACCTTTGCGCACCCGACCACTTGCGCGATCGTTGCGCCAACCAAAACGCCATCAAAGATCGCGAGAAGGACGAACGCCTCGGCGACCGACTCAGTCGTCACTCTGGCCATCGGACTCGTCCTGGTTATCGTCGTCGTCGTCGGCCGCAGCGGGCTTGCCGGAGCCCGATTGCGCATCGCCTGGCTTCTGATCGTCAACCTGCGCTGGATCGGCAGCTTTTGCCATCGCGGTCGGCCAGGGTTCGTCGCCCCAGGGGACGGGCGGCTTGCCGTCTTCGGCGCGAATTTCGTTCGGAGTCGTCGCGCCGATGCTCATGTAGATCTGGCGCAGCTTCGCCTCTTCCATCGCGTCGCGCGCATTGAGGTTCGAGAAACGAAACCCGTGGTTTTCGTCGAACTCCCACACGATCTCGCGCGTGAAAAACTCTTCGACGAGCATCGCGAGCGAACGATGGCCCTCGTCCGTGAGCCGTTCTTGTTTCTCGCCGATCGAACGGTGAATATCTTGCGTCAGGTTGAATACGCCGAGATCCATCTCGAAGACGGCCGCGATCTTGGTCGCGAGCCACTTCTTGTATTCCTGGCGCTGCATCTCGCGAGCGCTGCGGTGAAACGGCGTGTACTTTACGTGTCCGGCTTCATCGCCGACGCCGGTGCTCACGATGGCCATGTTCTGCGTGCCGGCGATTTCGCTCGCGTAGTACTCGCGAAACTTGTCGACGTCGTCAGGATCCACGCCCGGGCCGAGATCGATCAATCCTTGCGGCGCCGTCTGGCGCACCATGTCGTAATCGTAGGCCTCGCCGTACAACTCGGCTTCGATGATATTGACCAGCGTCTCGATCTTCGACCAGCCGATCGGACTGTTCGTGCGCGGACACGCCATCATGTAGAGCATCTGATCGTTGCGCAGCTCTGCGCGCAAGATATTGTCTACGTATTGGCGATAGCGAATAGCCTTGGGGTCGTTGCCCGTCCAAGAGCCGTCCGGCGATATGGTCGCGCCGTCGACAGCGTGGAGCGCCACGATCTTGCCCGCGAGCGTCTTTTCCTTTTCGATTACACCCGCGTCGAGGACCAACAGATCTTCGACGACCTGATCGAGGAGCGACCGGAGCGACTCGCGCTTGGGGTTGCAGAAGCGGAAGAGCTCGCCGACCGCCTTGACCACGCGCGGGTCGGGCTTTGCTTGCGGATCGTCGACGCGCGCGATGTGCCACGGCGTTTGACTGACCTGCGATTTGCGGCGATTGATCGCGACGCGCACCCATTCGTTCGCGTCGGCGAAGTGCCGCAGTAGACGGGAAGGCCGGCGACGATCGTTGCCGACGCCCCAGGCCGTCCGCTGCGCCATCGCGTAGGGCGCCTGCGTCAACGCGGCCTTGGCGGAGACCGTGGCCAGCGGCGCAGCTTTCCCGACAACGGGTGCCTGCGGCGCGGCGGCGAGCGTCGGAAGAGCGGGCAGCCACGATCGGAGACGATCGCCGATCGTGGGCATGTGGAACTCTCCTAACGTGGCTTTCGGCCGCGTTCTTGGCCGGCGCCGACCGGCGCGCTCGTGAAGGACATCCCGCTGCGACGCGCGCCGATTTCGGCGAGCCAAAAGGCAAGCACGGTGTCGTCGTGGGCCTCGACGCCGAGGCCGTGCAGCTCGTTGATGAAGACGTCGACGAACGCTCGCGTGCGCTCGTCGTCACCGTAAGGCAGTTCGATCAGGTTGGCTTCGAAGAGCGCCTGCAGCGAGGGAATACCCTCGTAGATGTCGACCCGCACGCCTTTGCCCGTGACGTGCTTGCGGATCGGCAGATCGCCTTTGCTGGCGGCCAGAAGGCTCGATGCGAACCAGCGCTGCGCCTGATTAGCTTCGACGGTCGCAACGCGCAACGTCGGATAGCGGCGCAGCGTGCTTTCGACCATCGTGATCTGCGGCGTCATGCCCAGGCCCCGTTTGCGCAGGCCGAAACACAGCCGCCGGCGGCCGTTGTCGGCACGCCGCCAGACCATCACGACCGTGTAGTCGCCGTCGGAGGCCTGCGCGTCCCGTTCGTTCTCGATGATCGCGAGGTCGATGCCAGCAATGACGCGCTCGGTCTCGCCGTCGCCGGCGCCGTAGTGATCTTCGAAGACTGCATCGCGGTTCTTCGCCCGCTCGAGCATCGCCATCGGGAAGAGCGAGGTCTCGTCGTTGGTCGCGACGTTGCGGTAGTCGCGATTGAAGGTCATCGAGCCAACCACGGCCTTCTTGGCCATGAGCGCGTCCCAGGACCAGCGCGCCGGCCAGAGCGTGATCTTGCGCTCTTCGTCGACGATCGCATCGAAGCGCCAAAAATGCCACTGCGAGCCCGGCAGCTTCGATTTCTTCTCGATGCGCATCAGCACGTCGTCGTTGTGCTTCGCGGTGCCGACGATCAGCGCGCGGCCGTCGGGCTCGAGCGTGCCGAGCAAGTCGCCGTCGACCCACTCCTGCAGCTTGTCGCGCTGGCGCTGCGTCATCGAATTTTCGAGATCGGCAAGGTCGTCGCCCATCGCCCAGTCGCTCCGGCCGCCCTGCACGGGCTTGGCCGAACCGACCGCGCGCCAGGTCGGCGATTGTGACGTCGACGTACGCCGGACGATCAGCTCGCTCTGCGTCCACTTCTCCGGCTGATCCGGCTTGAAGGGACCGAAGTCTTCGATGAGCAGCTCGTTCGACTCGAGTTCGCGCCGGTTGGCGCGCATAAAGCGCTCGGCAAGCTCCGAATTGACCGACGCGTTGATGATGCGAAGATTGGGATCCGTAACGCACGTGAGCCAGAGGGTCGAGATCTTGGTGAAGATCGTCGACTTGGCGTGCGATTTCGGCGCCTGGATGCCGACGTAGCGCAGATCACCGCGCACCATGCGCAGGAATATCTTGTACCATTCGAGGTGGACGGGCGCCGGTTTGATCGGGTCGCCGTCGTCGGTTTTGAGATAGAGCCAGGCGAAATAGGCGGGGTGCGCGCGCGCCGCGACGATGCGCTCAGCCTTGGTCGGGAGCTTCCCCGAACAAAGCTTCGAGAGCGCGCTCCGCAACAACAGCGAGTCGGTCGTCCACGGGTCCGAGACTGACATCGTGCTTGATCGCTGCGCCATCTTTTCCCGTAAGCTCCACGCGCGCGTTCACGCGGTCGAGACCGTGCACGCGGCTCTGTGCCCGCAGTGCTGCGATCGCGAGCTTCACGGCATCAGCACCGCCGACGAGACCGCTCCCAAGCGCCTCGAGCGCGCCCGGCATCGCTGCCTCAACGAGAGCGGCGACGTGCTTGACCTGCGACTCCATGACCGACAGGCTCGCGTCGATCTGACGCTGCGCCGACTCGATGCGGAAACGCCGGTTGACGTCTTCGCGAAAGGCGGCGCGTGCATCGAGCCAACCGTCGTCGGCCGCTTGTCGCTCGACCGTGCGACGATCGACGCCCAGCCGCTTCGCGATTGCTTCGTAGGACTCGGCGCCGGTGACATACTCTTCGCGAACCGCGATCCAATCGACCGGCTCGCCCTTGCGCGAGCGCTTACGGTGCGCTCCGCGGAGCCGGCTGATCGCCTCCGCTTCGTCTGCGTTAGGGGTAGACGAATCCGACATAGCGGCCTTTGCTTGCCACGACCCGCGCGGCTTTGTGCTGCTCATGCGTGCGCGGGTCGAAGACGTCCACGTGGTCGACGAACGGCTTTTTCGACGCGAGCAGATAGCCGCCGTCGATCAGGGGCGCGTTGGCCAACTTGGCCTGCGCGACCGATTTCTTCAGTTCGGCTTTATCGACTGTCGGCGTGTCTGCGATGCGCATGCGCGGGAAACGCGGCTTGCCGCGGCGCTTCCAGCGAATCGGTTGCGGCGGGCCGACGACGTTCGGATCGCGGCGAGAGAGAAGATCTGGCATCATCGTGTCGGGCGTGTGGATCAGCGACGCAGCTGCGACGGCTGCCGAGATCAAGCGGGGCGTCATACGAGTGAAGGCGTCCTTTCAGACGGCGGCGCACGCGGCGCTCTGCGCGGGCTGCCGGATCGCGCGATCCCATTGCTCCACCGTCACGCTCGTCAGGTGGCGATGCAACACGGCATCGCGATTCTCACGGGCGTACATCGCCCGGGTGCCGACGTCGTCGATCATGCGAAGGAGCGCCGTTTCCCACTCGCGCTCGTCGCCGGCGAGCCACACCGACTTCGGCGACTCGCGCTCGTATCGGACGAACGGACCGAACCGACTCGCGACGACCGGAATGCCCAGCGCGCCGTATTCCATCAGGCGCAGCGCCGACTTGCAGCGGTTGAACGTCAACGGCGCGAGCGGCGCGATCCCGACGTCGAGCTCGACGCGATCGACGTGCTGGTACCAGCGCACGCTCGGCAAGAGCGGGCCGATGTCGGACGCGCGCAGCGGCCATTTGCTCCCCGTGCCGCCCCAGTACTCGGAGCGCTTCCAAAGCTCGCGGGCGATGAGTGGGCGCAGGTCTCCGCCGACCATGACGAATTTTACATGCTCGCGCGCGCGCAGGACGCGTTCGATCGAGCGAGCGACGACGGCGAAATCGCCCCCGTGATTGGGAGCGCCCGCGTATCCGAGGCGGATCTCGCCTTCGCGCCGCGGCTCGCCGTTGCAAGGGGGCTCGAATTGTAAGGCGATGTGGTCTTCGATACCGTTCTCGGCGACCGCGATCGTCGGTGCCTTGTGCCGGTACTCGTGCGCGAGATCGACCGTGGAGACGATCAGCCCGTCGCAGGCGGCTGAGATGCGGTCGAACGCGGCGACCGCCGGCCGGCCGCTGCCGAGGTTCTTCGCCTCGGGAGCCCACGACGGGGGCGCGTGCATGAGGTCGTCGATCTCGTGCAGCACCCGTTGCCCGCGCGCCTTGGCCGCCTTGATGACGGGCAGCACACCGAGGTTCGTCTGTCGCTGCAGCACGACCACGTCGGCGGCGGCGAAAGCCGAATCCGTCGAATTCTCGACGAACGCGATCTCGTGGCCGCAGCAGTCGCGCAGCGCCAGCGCAGGGGCGACGATCCGGTGATAGCCCGAGCCTTCGTAGTTTGCGGCGCAGAAGGCGATCCGCATCAGTGACCGATGCACGCCTCGAAGATTGGTTTCCAATCGTAGCGCGCGCTGACGATCAGCAGTGCGCTAGGCGCGAACGCCTGGTTGTCGAGAGCGCTCTCGTAGAGCGTTCCAAGGATCTCGACGAGCGTGCCGCCCCGGACGTTCGGGTCGCACTGGCCGTTCGGCCACACGACGAAGAACATGTAGGGATCGGGAGAGCCGCCGAGGATCGGTCCGCCGGTTCGCAGCATGCGCGCGAAGTATGCAGGGTTGAGCGCGCCGCGAGCGACGGCTGCTGCACGAATCGGCTCGTTTAATGCACGATCGGCCCCGTTTGTTGCATAGATCGGCGCATTGTGTGCGGCGATGGGCGCCGCCGTCGCAAGCAGCGACAGCACGATCAGCACGCGGCGAACCAGCCGGCGAAGTGCACGCATCGGGGCCTCCTAGATCAGCGACGGGCCGACGGAGATCGGAAAGAGGTCCGTCTTGAGCGGGGCAGCCGAACCGAGCGTGACGATCAGCTGCGCGGTGGCGACGCCGGCGGTCGGGAAATCGGTCGCCGAGGCGGTCGTGTAGGTGACGAACGTGCCGTCTTCGGAGACCGCGCAGGTGAACTGCACTGCACTCGATGCGCCTGGGTGCTTGACGGCGAGGATGACGGTCGCGCCGGCCAGCGAGCCGAGACCTCCGAGGCCGTACGCATCGGGGAAGAACTCGAGTTCTTTGCCGACTTCGCCGACCCGGACGTTCGTTGGCCCGTAGGTCATAGCGGCTGCGCTCCTCGCGAGAGGCGAACGTGGAAGGTGACGGTCATCGGGAGCGGCACGTCAAAGCGCGCGCTGCGGCTGATCGGCGGCACCCGGATCACGACCGGCGTGATCGACGCGCGAACCGGCGGCGGCGGGTTGAGCAGGTCGATCGTCGCCAGGATGTCGATCAGCGCGCGCGCAGCGGCGAGTCCAACGGCGATGCCCTGGTCGCTCGTGCGCGTCGGGTTGAGCACGAGTCGGAAGAAGCGGCTGCCGCCGATGAGCGCATCGCTTGTCGCGCCGAGCTCGAAGAACTGACGGCCCGTGATGATGCGCGGGCCGATGTAGTCGGCGGTAACCAGCGGTTCGAACACGCCGCGAACCGACGCCAGAGCGCCGCGAGAAAGCGCGTCCGCCGTCGTCAGGGCGTCAGATGCCGTGCGGCCGAGCGTGAAGGCCTTGGCGAGCGCATCCGCCGTCCCTAGCGCCTCAGAGAGCGAGCGCGGGCCCGTTAGCGCCGAGGTCAACCCGTCGGCGGTTGCGAGCGTTTCCGCGGCGCCGCGCGCCAGGGCGAGCGCCTTGGCCAGCGTGTCGACGGTCGAAAGGATCTCGCTCCGCGATCGCCCGAACGCGGCGTTCGACGCGAGGCCGTCGTTGGTCACAAGCGCGTCGGCGAGCGCACGCGGCCGCGCAGCGACGGCGGCCAGGGAGTCCGCAGTCGTCAGGATGTCGACGACGAGCACCGCGTGCACGACGCCGCCGGAGACGATCGCGTCGGCGGTCGTCAGGGATTCGGCCGGCGAGCGCACCGGGTAGACCCAGCGCGCGACGCTATCGGCGGTCGCAAGCGCGTCGACGAGCGATCGCGGGAGTGCAACCGTGTGCACGAGGTTGTCGCCCGGCCATAGCGCATCGAGCAGCGCCCGCACGGTGTGCACGCTTGGCACGGAGAGCGAATCGCTCACCGAAAGCGTGTCGCTAAGCGTTCGGCTCGGGGCGACGTTGGCGAGGAGCGCGTCGAGGGTCGCGAGCGTCTCGTAGGGGTAGCGATTGAGCGGTTGCGACGAATGCAGACTGTCCGAGGTCGCGAGCGATTCGGCAAGCGCGAGCAGCCGCGCGACGGTCCGCGCGAGCGAATCCGTGGTCGCGCGCGATTCGCTCGGCGAACGCGAAAACGATTGAGCGCTGCGCGAAAGCGCATCGACGGTCGAGAGCGATTCCGAGAGGGACCGCGGCAGCGTGACGTGCCGCGTCTTCGAGTCGCTCGTGCTCAGCGATTCCGTAAAGGTTCGCAGCGAGTTGAGGTTGTCCGCGACTGCGTCCGACGTCGTGACGTTGTCCGAAAGCGTGCGCGGCCGCGAGACACTCGAGACCAGCGAATCGCTCGTCCTGAGCGAGTCGGTAAGGTTGCTGCTGGACGAGCTGCTGGAGGTGTGAAGAAGCAGGAGCAGCGACACGGGCTACCTCCTGCGCGCTATCCTCCGACCTCGAGGAATGGCCACCGCACCCACGCGATCGGAGTGCAGGGCAAAAGCATGAACGGGCACTGGGTCGACGGATAGATCGCGAGCGACACGGACCAGGCCGTCGACGTCGCGCCACCGCTGCATTGGACGCTTTCGCCGCTGGTCCAGACGGTACCGATCGTCCCGTAGCTGACGTACTTGCCGGTGGCCGAAAGCGGCGCGCTCGTGCTGAACGTGTTTGTGAGCGAAACCGTCTCGCCGGCGGAGTTTGTCGACATGACACACACGGCGAGGCCGCCGGGCGATGATGCAACCTGGATCTGTACGGACGGCGTGCCGCTGGTGCCCGTCGCCTCAGCGTATTTCGCGAGCGAGAAATTGGCCCCGGATACTTCGATGACGACTTCATAGCGGCACGAGCTGGCAACGTTGAACGTGCACTTGAATGCGCCCGTCGGTGAATTTAGCGCCTGATAGTCGTAGACGTAGGTTGCCAGGACATTGGAAACCGTGCCGGTCGCGTTCGCTTCGTTCGTGAGCGAGACGCCGTTGCTGTCGGTGACGCTCGTCGGGTTTTGCGGCGACGACGTCGCGGTCGACAAGACCGGCGCGACGATGATGTCGCTATTGACCGGCGACGCTGCAAGCGTGACGGTTTGATTGCTCGCACCGGCTCCCGAAGCGTTGGACTGCGTGACCTTGGGGATCGCGAGCGCCGGCAAGGACAGCGCGGCCGCGAAGACCGCAGCGAGCGTCAGCCTAGAGGTAATATGCGGTGATTTGGACACCCGATGCGCTCCCGGTCGAACCGTGTTCGGTCGTCGTCGACGCAATCGACCAGCCGATGGAAGAGAATGCGCCGATACCCGACGGGATGTAGAAGACGCACGGCGTTGCGCTCGACGGACACTCGACTTCCTGGGTCACTTCGGTCGTGCCGAGCGTTACGTTCGTAGCCGTCGTGTTGAAGAGCTGGATATAGGCAGCCGTCGACGATTGATAGTTGTTGACGACGACCGCATAAAGCGTTCCCGCGCTCGACTTGATGTTTTGGACCGTGCTGCCGAGGTTGCGATAGAAATACGGCGTGAGACCGGTCGGCGTGCCGACGGCTTGGGCGTTGGCTGCCGCCGGAAACGCCAGCGCGATCGCAAGCGCGAGGAGCGCGCGCAGTTTCATGCTTACGTTCCCTGCCAATAGGCGACGATGATGTTGCAGCCCGACGCCGGCGCCGCGCTGATCTTGTACGAAAGGCCGTTTACCAGCGGGCAGTGCCACGGAACGAATTGCCCGGGCGTCAGTTGGCCCTGAAAGACGATGTCGTTGGCGGATCCGGACGGCGAGGATCCTTCATCGTAGATCGTGAGCGTCGGCGAAAGGCCGCTGTCGGGCGCGCCGGCATACAGGATGCAGTCGATTGCACCTTGAGCCGCGAAGAGATTGGTTGGGCTCGTCGCGCTCGACGACGCCGTGATAAGCAGACGATTGGGCGGCAACGGGCAAACGAGCTGCTGATGCTCGGTTTGCGAGTCGCGCGTCGATTGATAGGTCGAAACGTTCGTGCCGGAGCCGGCGGTGATCGGAACGGAGTTCGTCAACGCGCGCCCCTTTCGTTACCGCTGCGCGGCCTGAATTAGATCTGAACCGTCCACGCCAACGCGAGGGAGTCGCCGCTCGATGCGACGGTCGCCGTCGCCGACAGCAGCGCTTCGAAGGTCAGCTTCGAGCCGCTCGAGCCGTAATACTGACCCGCCTTCGCAATGACGACGGCGCCGGAGCCCGTGTACGTGAAGGTGATCGACATGATGTAGGACGCTGACGCACCGAGCGAACCCGGCGCGCTGTACGAGCCGTAGCTCGCAGCTGCGCGGCCGAGGCCGTTGGACGTCAACTCGCTCGCGAGCACAACGTCGGCATTGGCGACGGCGCCCGTGTCGGTCGTGATGCCGATGTAATTAGAGGACGCGTTACCGGTCGCGTTCCCCATGATGCCGGCTTGCCACGATGCGCCTTGCGAGACGCGCGAGTTGCGCGACTTGCCAAGGTAATTCCAGCGTCCGGTCTTGGAGTCGAACAGCGCGGCGCGTACGAGGTTGTGACCGCGCGGAGCGTCCTCGCTCAGGGCGAGGCGCAGCATGTCGGCTTCGCCTTGGCTCTTGGCATAGCGAAGCGCGCCGGCGACGTCGCCGTCGAAGGTGTGGAGCATGGCGAAACAGACCTCTCGGAAGGCGAGCGGCGTGAGGAGAAGCGGTTAGGCCGTCGCGGCCGAGTCGGAGGTCGTCGTGTCGCTCGACGCCTCGGCGTTGACGACGTTGGTCGCCTCAACGCCGTGGTGATCTTGTGCGTCGACGTGCGCCGCGATCACGCGAACGATCGCATACATGAGGTGCGCCGCCTTGCGGTTTTCCGCCGGCAGCTGCTCGAAGGGGACGATCGTGGGATCGGTCTTCGCGGCCTCGTCGAGGGTCGGGCCGTATTCCCAACCGTCGGCTTCCTTGCGCGCGCAGAGCATCCGGTATTCCTTCGCGGGCCCGGCATGCTCGTTGTCGAGAATGAATTGCACGTGCGCGATGTACGCAGCGCGTTCCGCATCAGGCAGCGCGTCGAACGATGCGCTGGCGCGCGCGGCCACCTGCAACGAGCGTTCGGCTTCGGCGGCGTAGGCGACGCGCGCGATCTGTTCGACGGTCATTATGCGCTCCAGTACGTTGCGATCACGGCAGCGCCGGCCGCGGGTTGCGAGGCGACCTTGATGGTGAACCCGTTGCTGAGCGGAATCGATAGCTCGATCGGCGCAGCGTAAGCATTGAGGGTGCCGACCCAAACCAGGTCGGCATCGGCGCCGGTAGGCGTCGCCTCGTCGTAAATCGAGACGATCGGCGACGTCGCCGAGCCCGTCCACCACAGCTTGTAGAGCGACACCGGCGAAGCGACCGCGGCGACGAGGCCGCTTGTCCACGAGGCGTTGGTGACGCGATAGACGTCGGAGGCGATCTGCGCGAAGACGGGATAGTCCGTCACGATGCGCTGCGCGGACGAACCGCTGCCGCTGGTGCGGATCCGTCTGACGAGTGCGGCCGATTGCTGCGTGTTAGGTGGCGCGGCTGGCGCGGGCGTTGCGGTCGGCATTGCGGCTCCTACAGTGGCACGGCGAAAAACGGCGACAGATCGTCTGGCTCAAATTGATCGAGCGTGCCGAGTGACGGCAGCGCATAGACGGTCTCCAGAAAACGCGTGATGCTGACGAGCGATCGGGGCGTGTGGTCGACGTAGCCGCGGTTGGCCAGCGGCGAGATCGCGATCAGCGGGACGCGGAAGCCGTACTCGAACGGGTTTGGAATGCCGCCGACCGGATTCGGCGCGCTCGGCGGCGCGACGTCGTCGTACCAGTTCGCGCTATCGACCCACGTCAACAGCACGACCGTGTTCGACCAGTCTGGCGACGCTTCGAGCGCCGCGACGACGCTGCTCACCCAGTTGGGACCGTTGGAACCTGGCTGCGAGCCATTCTCCGGCGGGTTGTCGGAGTTTGCGAGCGACGCGGTGACGAAGGCCACGGGCGGCAGCGACCCGTTGCGAATGTCGTTCAGCACCGTAGTCTCGGGCGTGATGACGTTCGCGCGATCGCGCTGATACACGTATGAGAACGAGAGCGGCGCTGCGGGGCGGCTATTCAGTTCAGCGACGTAGTATTTCCACGGCACGTTCGCGCGGTCGAGCAGCTCGAGGATCGACGCGGCGCCCAGGCATGGAAATGCGCCCGGGTTTTCGGCCGAGGGATAGGAGCCGCCCATGTAGACCTGCGGCACGCGCGTGTTCGCCGGCGCCGCGCAGGTGACGTCACCCATCGTCTTCGCAGCGTTTTCGGAGAACGCCATACCGTTCGGCTCGTAGCCGCCGGACTGGCCGGCGAGCACGTACAAAAACGCGGGCCAGAGCGTCGATCGATTCGGCTGAAAGGTCGCGTCGCTCGTCGCATATTGCGACGCCCAGGCGACGTAGGGCATCACTTCGGTCGCCGGCGCGTACGAGTACGGCGTGACCGTCGTTCCCGGGCCACACGTGACCGGCAGCAGGTCCCAACCGTCCATCGCGCCGAGATCGTAGGCGGTCTGGAAGTCCTTGAGCGCGTGCTGCGGATCTCCGCAAGCTCCGAGGCTCACCTCGGCGAGCGGGACGGGGTTGTCGTTGTGATCGATGCCGCTCGACGGGATGGACACGCCGGGCGGCGGTCCGCTACCGAAGAGATCGGTGAGATTGCGCCCCTGCTGGAAGATGACCACGACGTGCGAGATCGCCGGCGACGTCGTGTAGGCGACGTGGCGAGCAACGTGCGCCGGTGGCGCGTGATGCAGCGGCAGCATGGCGCCTCCCGGAAAATATACAGGTTTAGGGTTTACAGGAAGAGTCGCGCAAGCGAGTCGTCGAGGAGAAGCAGCCCGAGCCCGACCGGCGAGCGCAAGAACGTCGCCGGCAAATCGAAGATGCTGGCCTTTCCGTCGGAGAGGCCGAGCAGCGTCAGAGCAGCGAGCATCGGCGCCGAATTGAACGAAACTTGCCGGCGATCGTCGACGGTAGGCGCGAAGAAGGTCACCGCGGCTGTGAGTGCGCGCGGAAACCAGTCGGCGATCATGCTCTCAGCCCCGGCAATTCCCCGGCGTCTTCCCGGCAATTCCCCGGCATTTCGCGCTCAGCACTCCTCGCGTTCGGGGACGTCGTCGAAGGTCGGATCGTCAGGGTCGGTCATTGTCCCTCTCTCGGCAGCGCGCCACTCGGCGCGATGAGCAGTCAAGTCAAACCCGCAGCGCGGGCGTTCGCAAATCGTGGCCGTCCGGCCGCTGGCGACGAATGATCGACACGGCTTTCGCTTCGCGTCGCGCTCGTACGCGGTCTGTGCCGGCTTGCCCATCGCGGCGACGACGGTCTCGAGCGGCACGCGGCGGAAGCCTTCGTCGCAGAGCCGGGCGTACTCGGCCTGGCGCGCGCCGGCCGACGGTGAGCGACGCGGCATCGCGGCCCTCCGCGGTCAGGGTTGCGGCTCGAGCCTCACGGTCGGGCCGACGTCGATGTAACCGAGGTCGTACAGGCGCAGCACGAGTTCGGCGCGCGTGTCGACGTCGAAGCGATCGAAGAGCCGCTTCACGTAGCAGCGATTGCTCGAGTACGCGCAATCTCCGAGGTGGCCGTTGCCGCCGCGCAACATCGCGGCGACCATGCGACGCTGTCGCTCTGAGAGTGCGTTGCTCTCAGCAGGGATTTGCGTGGACTCGGCCATTTGCATCGATGTAGCCGAGATCGCGAAGGCGAACGGCGAGCGCGGCCGTCGTGGCGACCGCGAAGCGCGAACGCAATCGCTCGAGATAGGTGCCGGCGACGGAGTCGGAATAGTGCCGGGCGCGCGCGACGTCGATCAGACGGCCGCCGTCGAGGGTCGTTTGGAGTAACTCGACTTCGAGCGCGGTGAGCGTCGTGCGTCGAGCGCGGGTCACGATCAGAACGTGCGGCCCAGCGCGATGCCGTCTTCGAACGCTTGCGATGCGGCGACGCCCGGGTTCGCGGCGAGATAGTTGGCGAACGTGGTGGGGTAGTCCCAACCGTTGGCTTTCGCTTGGACTATCCAGGTCGCGTACGCGGCGGTCTTGGGATAAGGCTTCGCGTGGTCTTTGGCCGGCGGCGTTGCCATGTCGGGCCTCCGGTGAGCGCTTGTTTAGTGACGAACTATCTCAAGGAGCGCCGCGTCTTCGAAGACGTTGGCGCGGCGAACGTATCCGCCGAGCACCTTGATCGACTTATGGCCCGACACGCGCGAAATGTCGCGGTCAGCAACCTTCGCCCGTGCGGCACTCGTCACAAACCCAGCGCGCAAACTGTGGCCGGAGAAATCGCCGGCGATGCCGGCCGAACGGGCGACGCGCTTCACAAGTCGAGCGACCAGTCGCGGGCTGATACGTTCGATGGCAACGCTTCCGCCGTTGATGCGGCGGAAGAGCGGACCAGCGTCGATGTCGGCCGCTGTCAGCCATGCCTGTGTCGCGCGCACCGGGCAGATAGCCGCCTTCGGAAGCATCGGGATCGCGATGGCGCGGCCTTCGCCGAGCTGGTCGGTCTTCGATCGCCGCAGCGTTACGACGATGCCCTTGCGCGAGATCTCCAAATCGGCAACGTCGAGCGCCGCGAGTTCGCTGCGCCGGAACGCACCGGCAAACCCGAGCAGCAGAATTGCGCGGTTGCGGACGCCTTCGAGGTCGTTGCCGATCGTGACGAGCGCGTCGCGCAGCAGATCGATAGTCAGGGCGGTCTTCTTGACCGCGGCAGAGCCTTTCTCGTTGGCGATACCGCGGATGACGGCGAGGACGGCCGGGTGTTTGGTCGGATCCTCAAGTTCGCGGTCGCGGTGCGCGCCGCCGATCGCCGTCAGTCGGCGACGCAGCGTCGAGACCTTGCACGTCTCGGCTCGCTCGGTCAGATACAGCGCGACGCTCTGCGGCGCAGCGGGCAAAGACTCGAGCCCAGCGCCGGAGCACCAGAGCCCGAAGTCCCGCAGATCGGAGGCGTACGCGTTGCGCGTCGCTTCCGCTCGTGCCGACCGTGCGTAATCGCGCGCTTTTGCGGCGACCGCCTCCAGGTCGGACTCTCTTCTGAGGGCCGGCAGACCCGAGACGTTATCGGACACCGGAGGCGTCCGATATGCGTCCATTATGGGACACCTCTCAGCGCTTCCCCGCGGCACAATATCGGACACATCATCGCGACGCGCCGCCCGAAAATATCGGTCAGCTCAGTCGCACATCATCCGCGGCATCCGCCCCATGTGCGTCAGATGCAACAGTTCCGCGCGCGCCAATGCGAGCACGTTGACGATGTCGCTTTTGGTCGCGTCGACGATGCCGAGGAAGAGGTCGGCCACATCCGCGATCGCCGCGGGCCGGGTGTCGGTCAGCGTGGGCGTCGTGATCGAGGCCAGGATGGTACGACGGTCAACGTCGGTCATGCGGGCGACCCGAAGGGCGGCATCGGCATCGTGGGCGGATCGGTCGAGAGCGCGATCTGCTTGCGCAGCGCGTCGAGCTTCGCGTTCTCGGCGAACCGCTCGGCCTCGATGAAGGCGGCGCGGAATTCGACGTACCCGGCCTCGCCCTGCTCTCCGCGTTTCAGCCACGCATACAGCGTCGGCCGAGAGATACGTGCGCACTCTGCGGCGGCCTTGTCGCTGCCGCCAAGCCGCTTCGCCGAGAGCACGGCTTCGATCGTGCGGCCGTCGTCGAAACGCCCCGATGGCCGATGCTCCGAGGCTAACCGCGTAGCGGTCGCGTCGAGCGATTCGGTCACGGACACCCCCGAAAAACGAAAAAGCGCTCACGTTGCGAGCGCCTTACACTTGGCCTACACCGGCGCATCGCTTCCCTTACATCGGGTGCGGCGACCAGTAAGCCTTCGGCCACAAATGAGGGTAAGCCATCGGGCAGCCAATTGTCAAGATGCTCGCGCGGTCGCCAACGCGTAATCACTCTGGAGCAACGACGGATCGTCCGATAGCGCTCTGCCTGCCTCGCGCAGCACGTCGTAGCAAATAGCCCTGACCCTTTCGAACCACGATTGCCGGCTCAACTCTGCCCACGAGTTCTCGTAGACTGTTTCGTCGAACTGCCGATGTATCGACGCTTCGCTCCGTCGACGATCTCGTAAATGCCGCAAAACGTGGCCGACCGAACGCTCACGCAGCAACCCCGTCGATCGCCGCGACGCGCGATCCGCCCTCCCGCCACGCATACTCGACGAGCACGAGCCGGGCGAAACCCGGGCGCGTGCTGAGCGCTCGCGCATATGGTTCCGGCAACCCATACGTCGTCACGAAATACCGGGCGCTGGCGGGAAGCTCAGGGACTGAAATATCCCAAAAGCCGTCGGCAAGCACGCGCGCAGCTGCGACCGCCAAGACGGTGCGCTCGAGCGTCGGCCGGCGGTTGAAGAAGTCCCAAACGCCGAGACTGAGCGGGCTGACCTTGAAGCGCGGCAGATGGTAGTTCGAGACCCGGACGATCTCGAGCGGCGTCGCGCCCGTCGCCGGCGGCACCGGTTTCTTCGCCCGGCGTCCGCTGCTCGAATGGCCTCCGGTGATGTGCAGGTTTTCCGGCTGGAGCATCCGCTCCCAATCGTCGAACGACCGGGGGTCGCGCTCGGCCTGCACCTGATCGATCGGCACACCGTCGACGGGATACCGATGGTAGGTCGGGTCGGCGTAGCGCGCCGCGATGGCAGAGGTGTCGACCGGCCGCCAGAGCACGTCGAGGGTCTCGGACGCCGCGCATTGCCCGGCCTCTGGGTCAGCGTAGCCAAGCGCGACCAGCGCCGGGTCCGGCTCGTAGTCATCCTGACGACGAGAGCGCGCGTGCTGCTGGCGCTGGTGACGGCCCATAGACCTCCGGGTCGGCGGAACGCATCCATGCCCAAGGGGCCGAAATGCGAACGATTCCTGTTCCAGCCGAGCAGGGAAAGCCTCCTGCTAGTGCACGGCGACTACGCCGTCGACCGCCGCGCGAAAAATGTCCTACGCTACCCGTTGACTTTTGTGCCGTCCTACGCTATACTCTGGACATGGGGCGCAGCGCCCCGGTGCCAGCGGCGAGAGCGCCGCGGGGATGGACGAAAATGGCGACCACGATCTCGGCAACCTCGATCAAAGCGACCTACGCCAAGCTGCTCGACGGCTCATGGGGCCTGCGTCTCGCGGTCGCGGACGGCAATCTCCCGGTCGGCCAGCAGATCACCGTTTCCAAGCGCGATGGCTCGAGCAAGACCGAGACGCTGGGCGAGATCATCCACCGCGGCTCCGACTACGTGCTCGCCAAGATCGGCGGCGGCCAGCGGACGTCGTCGTACGGCAGCCGCTACGCACGCGGCGGCTCGGCGGCTCCGGTTCGCGGCTACTCGCGCTACTGCGCCGGCCGCGCCGGATGCGGTTGCTTCGACTGCCAATAAATGGTCGACCTCATCGCCGCCCGCGCGTTCGCGCGCGACCTGCCTCAGCAAGTTTGGGCCGTGGACGAACCGCTGGCCCGCGAAGCCTCGGACCTCATCCTATCACTGATCGATGAATGCGCGTGTTTGCGCGAGGTCGCCGGCGACTGTTAAACCTGCGGCGGCTCCATCCCGCGCGAACGCATCCTGGACGCACGATCGCGCGGCGCCCAGGCGCAGTATTGCTCGACGCGATGCCGCGGCACCGCCGCGAAAAGGCGACAGCGGGAACGCGATTAGCCGCGGCTGACGGAGTAGGAGGCGGCCTGCCATGAGTGCGGGCCGCCTTCGTGCGCGCCGCGAATCGCGCAGAACTCGGCGGGCCGTCGCGGATTCCGCGCGCCGCAGAATGCTTCGGTCGATGCGCGGGCCTGGGCGTCAAGACCGGCAACGAGCGCATCGAGGTCCGGATCGCCAAGGGCGACCGATGGCGTTTCGAAGCCCTCCAGCGGTGTGGCCTCGGTTCGAGCCGTTATCTTTCCGGCGCGCGCGGCTCTGTACCGGATTTTCCAGACAAGCTCAACGCGGACTCCGATCCGCGCGGCAACGTCGGCTGGCTTCTCGCCGCGCTCGAGCGCCGCAACGATCACAGCGTTGCGGGTGGCGATCGCTGGGTCTGCGCGACGGCCCCTCCCAGACGGCGCGTCTTCGAGATGGTCACGCGCGGCCTTCAGCGCCTCCTTGACCGTCCAGATCGACACGCCGAAGCGCGCCGCAACGTCGGCTCGCGGTTCGCCGGCACGGACGGCCGCCACGATCGCGGCGTTCCGCTCGGCGCGCGCGGCGGCTCCGGCGATGATCCGCGGCGGCGCGTCGTCGGCGGCCGGTTGTCGGGTAACTGTTACCCTCTCGCGCGCGATCGGCGGCGCAAGCGCGGTCAGATCCTCATATCCGGCGACGATCTGCTGCGGCAGCTCGCGCTCGCGGCTCATCTTTTCGAGCGCGGCCAACTCGCCGTCGAGCTCGTTCGCGTTCGCGACGCGCGATACACCCAACCGGGACTATCGCGCCGCGCCATTTAACCCGAGCGCTCACTTCCCGCCCTTCTTTTTCCGGGCCTCGTAGGCTTCGCGAGACGTCTGCCGGTTACGGCACTCCGGCGAGCAGAAGCGAGGCTCCATGCCCCGCGACTTGGCGGCGTACACCTTCTCGACTGGTATGCGCTTGCCGCACTTCTCAGCCTGACAGTAGTACGCGGGAAGCTTCGCCATCTCGGCAGGGTCGATTCTACTGCGTCGAGGTATGGCCCTTGGCGGCGAAAATCTACTGCTATGCTCTTGACTCAAGCAATCCATAGCAGTATACTACGCGTAAGCAGTAGACACGTCAAGCGGCCTCCGCCCGGTGAGTCAGACCGGACGAAGGCCTTGAGGAGACCGAGGAATGAGCTCGACCGCCCCCGCCACCCAGGCTACCGTCTCGAACGGCAGCGACCTGCCCAACAATCTGCGCTACAGCCCCAACGACGCGAGCAAGATGTGCAAGCGCCACGGCGCGGCGTTCAGCGAGGCCCGCGAAATGGCCAAGGGCTACTCGTCCAAGGGTTACTACCACGCGATCTGCCGCGCACGCCGCCCGGCTGACACCTGTTCCGAGTGCATCGCGATTCGCACGGCGGTATCGCAGTAATGCGTAGCCGCTTCCCCATGTCCAGCCGCGAGAAAATCGAGGGCCGCCTCGCGGCCGCCGCCCTCAACGGCGGCGCATCGAACGTCATCGCCAAGGGCGACGATCACTACCTCGTCGTCGGACGCGCGGGAACGCGCTACACGGTTTTCGCTCCCTCGCTCGAACGGATGCTCTGCGATTGCCCCAGCGGCATCCACGGCGGCATCTGCTGGCACCAGGCGGCGGTCTATCTCAAGAAGGTCGCTGACTCCGCGATCTCGCCTCAGCCGTCGGCAAGAGCCGATCTCGACGTTCGCGAGATCGAGGAGGCGATCTGCTCATGAGCACGGACCGCGACCAGGCCAACGAATCGAGCTATGCGTTCTGCCTCCACTGCGGACGCGGCGGCGACCTCGGCGTCTCCGGTTACTGCGACCGCTGCGCCGACCCGCTCGAAGACACCGAGTTTGCGACGGCCGCGGGGAGCGCTCCGTCGATCACAATCAGGAGAACAGCATGACCGATTCTTATTCGCCCTGCGGCCCGGAGTGCATCGCGCTGCTGCCGATCACCGACGACGCCGTCGAGGTTCACGCGGACTGTCCCGACCCTGCGGAGCGCGCGTATCGCATTCGCGGCACTCGCATCGTGCGCGATCTGCTCGTTGCTGACTTCGAGGTCATCGCGGCCAGCGTCGAACAGGCGCGCGAAATCATCGGCAGGCAGCGTGTTTCCGAGGGAATCCATTGGCGGTACGCCGAGCGCGTCGACGACGGCGAGGCGACGTTCAGCGTTGACGGCGTTGAGGACGAGACGGCTGGATCGCGCTACGTCGAGCACCACGATTCGGACTGCAAGCCCGGCTGCCAGGCCGACGATTGCATGCGGTACGAGATGAATCCGCCGAAGGAGATTGTGCGATGAGCGCCACGATTCCCGACTGCCTCACGCGCGACTCGGCTGCGGACTGCCGCGAGGCGATGCGCGTCTCGCTTGGCGTTGGATACGACGGGGAAGAGAAGCCGTCGCCCCCGGTTGCGTTTGACGATGCATTGGCCACGATTCTATGGCGCGAAGCGCGCGCCGTTCGGAGAATCTCGATTGCGCTCCCATTTCCGTCACCGTGGGCGCTCGCCGAGATTGCGTGCGATGCGGCGACACTCGCGTTGAACGCGGCGCGACCAGATGCGGCAAGCGAGACGCCGTTGACGCTGGATCAACGCGGCAGGGTACTCGACGCAGCTCGCGCGATCGTGCGCGTGGCCGTGGAGGTCGGGAATGCGTCGGCTCACTGACGAGCAGATTCGCCTCCGCCACGTGCACCTACTCGACAGGAGTCGGCTGCGCGGATGGGCACGTGGTGGCTCTCGTTCGCCGATCCGCAGCGCCCGCATGGCTCGCAGTTCCTCGGAGTCGCCGTCGTGCGCGCGCCCGGATTCGTGACGGCGACCGTCATCGCGCGGCAGCTCGGCATCAATCCGGGCGGCGAGGTGCGCGGGTTCGCGCTGCCCGACGATGCGCCGGTCACCGAGGCCGACATGAACCGGCTGCTCAGCCACGACGAGGCGCGCGCGATCGGAGAGCGGAAGCGGTTGAGCGACAACAAGCCGCCATGCCCATGCGCGTGCCACGAAGGCCGCTACGCGCACCCCCTCGGCTATCTCTGTCGCTGCGCCGTTGAGAGCCGCAGGCCGTGACCGGCCCGCAATGGCACAAGGCTCGGCACGATCGCGCCTACCGCGGGCGAACGGAGAGCGTCGGGCTCTTGCCGAGCGAATGGATGTGGAACGCGCCGTCGGACCTGCGGCTCCATGCGTGCTACGCGGCGTGGCTGGCGAAGAACGCGACGTCGCGCGACAACCCGGCCGCGTGGACGGCGTATCGTTGCGCGTGCTACGGGGCAAGTCGATGAGTACTCAAATCGCCGCGCCCGCGAAGTCCTGCGAGCAGCGCCTGAAAGCGCGCTCGCGCAAGCCTGGCCGCGAGTGCGGCGCGACGGCCACGCACTACGATGCGGCCGAGCGCAGAAACCTGTGCGGGCAGCACGCGCGCGATAATCCGCGCGCCGTCGCCGGCACGGGGCCGTCTTGGTGGGAGTAGGCTAGGCGACCTCGCCGACAAACCGACAAGATGACTTCGCGCGAGTCCTCCGCAATAGAGAGCGTCGCGGAAGGCCTCGTTGGCCTGCCGTGTGGCCTGTCACGACGGAACGTGGATCCGCCGTGCGCCGCAAACCCGCATGGAATCTAGCAGTGGGGCGTCGCCAAGTGGTAAGGCAGGGGACTTTGAATCCTGGCGGCCTTACATTCGCCCTCGTCGCGGAGCCCTGCCGGACGGGCGTTTTCGTGTTTGTTTTGCCCGCGGTTCGGAGTCGTCGGCGGGCACGTGGCCTGTCACGTGAGAGGCTACGAGGGCCGCAGCGCGATCAACACTTTCGCGGTGCCGAGCAGGCGCAACATGGGTGTAGACGTCGAGCGTCAGATCGGTCGTCGAGTGCCCCGCGATGTCCGCGGCGACGCGCGCCGACGCCCCGCTTTCGCCGTACAGGCTGACGCCCGAGTGCCTGAGCACGTACAGCGTCGCCGGCGGCAGGTTCGCCTTTTCGACGATCAAGGCGAGCGCGGCGTTGGCAACCTTTTCGCTGAGCCACTTGCCGGCGGGCGTCACGAAGACGAACGGTGAGCCGTGTTTCTCCGCTGCCATAGCCGCCTGGTGGCGCTCGAGCGCCTCGATCGTGCCGGCATCGAGCGGCACGCGTCGGGCTGATTTGGCCTTCGCCGGCGCGAGCTTGCGCGGGCGCTCCTCGAGCGAGTGACGCACGTCGACGACGGCCGCCTCGAGGTTGACGTCGGACCATTGTAGAGCGAAGAGCTCCCCGGGCCGCATCGCAGCGAAAACGCCGAGCCGCACAAGAGCTTCGTAGCGATGGCCGCGCGCGGCCGCGAACAGCGTCGCGAGTTCCTCGGCGTCGTACGCGCCCCGTCGCGCTGGCCGATGTTGCGGCCGATCAACGAACGCGCACGGATTGCGCGCGATGAGACCTTGCCCGATCGCGACGTTGAACGCGCGCCGCAGGCTCTTGTGCAGTTTCTGGATGTTGTCCGCCGACACGCTGCGCAGCGCGAGGTTCTGGTAGAGCTTCGCGATCGTGCGTCCGTCAAGTTCGTCGAGCGGCATTTTGCCGATGTTCGGCAGCGCGTAGCGTCGGATGCGATCGGCATAGAAGCGCGCCGTCGCGGACCGGCGCGACGTCGCGACGGAGGCCAGCCACGTCTCGAGATATTCCTCGACGGTTCGCATCTGCGATCGGCCGACGACGCCGCCGTTGCGCGCGCGGTGTTGCTCGAACTTCAGCCGCGCCTCGTCTTTGGTCTTGCCGCAGAACGAGCGGCGGATGCGCTTGCCGTTCTCGCCGTAGCCGAGGCTCACCGCGAAGATCCAATAGTTCGAAGCCACGCCGCTCGGCAAGACGCGCCGACGGTAGAACCAGGACCCTTCCCCGGCGCTGCGGCGACTACGTGACGGCATGGACGCCTGTACGCGGACCTTGCGCAACGTCGTACGTTGCCCTAGTATTGCGAACGCATGGCGTGCGGACATGCTGCGCGACATCGACGCGCCGGTTCGGTTTCTTTCGATCGAGCCGATGATAAGCCCGGTTGACCGCGTTTCGCTCGACGGGATCGCGTGGGCGATCGTCGGTGGCGAATCGGGGCCCGGTCGTCGGCCTCTCGATCCTGACTGGGTTCGAGACGTCCGCGATCGGTGCAACGCCGCCGGCGTCGCGTTTTTTTTCAAGCAATGGCACAAGGCCAACACCGGACGCGAACTCGACGGCCGGACATGGGACGAGATGCCGCATTTCAACCAGAGCGGCGCGCGACATAGCGGCGGTGGCGAGGTCCCATCCCGCGTAGACCTTTCGGCCCCCAAACAGGTGTTCGACGCATAGGTCCGGTAGAGTAGTCGCCTCGGTCACGTCGGGCCGAGCGGGTCGGGCCATTAGGCTCGTCGTCAAACCGGCGCTGAGTGATATGTCAGAAAGAAACGAATCACCATCGTTCTTCGATTGGCCGGGCCCGAAGGTCGTGCCGATCAAGACGGACCCAATCCGGCACGTTCAAGTTCTTGCAGAACAGACTTGCGAACGGCTGTCGGCAATTGAAGCTCGCGTGCGAGAGTTGCGAGCGCGCTGGCAAGCAGTTTTGTTTGCGTCGGAAGTTCCTCAAGAGCCGAAACCCGCTCCGCAAGAATATTCGCCGCTTCGTCTCGTGCACGGTCGAAACCGATAACGGCAGGCGCGTAGATGTCAAATTGCGCGCTCTTCTGCGCCTCGTCGGAAAGGCGCGCGTACGAATCCGCGATATAATCGAGTACTTCGACGAAAGCCGGGTAATCGAGAAGACTCTTCTCCGCCTGTAGCATGTGGTCGCGAATTTGAGAGCCGGCCTCTCCGTACTTTGCCGCAGTCTGTTCGGCAATCTGACGAAGCAAAAAGGACGGATCGCCTCCCCGAGAATCGAGACGTGCCTTGAATCTCGCGAGCGCGACCGCCTTGAATAGATCAGTTGCTGGAACTGTAGCCGTGGGCAAGCGTGATGGGGGAGCCTTCGCCTCGTCTTCAATACGGCGAAGCAAGTTCACAAGCGGAAAACCGAACGCCCTCGAGACTTCCTCGGCAAGCGACGGCGGGAAAGCGACGCCAGCTTCGTATCTAGCCCAGTCGGCCGCCGTAATTCCGATACGAGCGGCGGCCTGTTCCACGTCCAAGTCCTGACTCGCGCGTGCAGCTCGAAGCCACGCTGCGCTTGAGATAGGTTCACGGACGGCGCGATTTTCGCCGCCTCGGCCAACGAGAGCGTCGATCGTTGCTCCAAACAGATCCGCAAGCGCTTCGAGCGTCGCGAGGCTTGGCGTGGATGACCCCGATTCAATTCGCTGGATCGTCTTGATATCGACCTTGATCGCCGCTGAGACCGACTGCTGAGTTAGCCCCAAAGCCGACCGATACGCAAAAATCCGCTTCCCAACCCTGGTTTTCCAGGATGAGTCATCCGGCTCGACGGGTTCCACGAGGCTTCGACTTGGGCGACGATGACCGATACTTTGCGACTTTGGCGTCTTGACAAACCCGCGTCCGCGTCCTATTGTCTGGGACATGGATGCCGTAGCCGACCCGTTGCCGGGCACGCTCGCTGAAGCACTCAAGCTCTACGTGACCGCCGAGGTTGCGAAGGCGACCGGTGTTTCTGTCTGGGCCGTCCAGGATTGGAAGAGTGGCAAGACTTTTCCGCGGCCAGAGTCATGGGTTGCCTTGGCTCGGTTCTTGCGGGTCGACGTGTCGGTCATTGGCGGCTGGGCCGCCGAACAGGCGCGTGGGGCGTAGCATGGCAAGGACGCCGAGCGTACCAGCCACGACGCCGACGCGGGAAAACGGCCGCGCTAATAGTACCAACCGCCGTCGCGCACACGCCGAGGAGCTCGGCATGGAGGCGCTCGCGTTCCTGGATGCAGTCGAGCGCGACGCGATCGCCGTGGCGCTCAAGGCTCGGCGCGGCAAAGAGGTGCTGCGCGCGATGAATCTGGGGGCGGCCTAGCCGTGCCCAGCGCGCGTTCTCTGAAGCCGGCGCTCCAAGCCGAGGTCCGGTACACGACGGCGGAAGTCGCGCGCGCCACCGGCATCGGCCGCGCCGTGCTCAAAAACGCCCAGGAACGCGGCGCGCTCGCCTACAGCATGCACGGCGGCCGCCGCATGATGACCCAGCGGCAGGTCGACGCCTACCTCGCGTCCGTGACCGTTCGCGGACCGCAGCGGAGAGCGTCATGACCGCCACGAGAGTCCCCGGATCGGGGATAGCGGCGGAGGCGGCGCGCATCGCCTCTCCCGCGGTTGGACCGAGCCGCGTCGTCGCGCCATCGGTCATCGGTCGTGCGCTGACGCTACGGCGTGAGTCGCGCGACCGGTTCCTCCCGCTTGCTCCTGAGCGGTCGAGGATGGCGTCTGCGCATCCGTCTGGGTCCGGATCGCGCCGCGCTCTGAATTCCGGTGCGGCCGAGGGCGCTTTCCACTTCGGCGCGCCTCGGCTGTCACGACCTCGACGCGCGGCGGGGACCGGGAACCGCGCTCACTCTTCGCGCGGACCGTGTGTTCCCCGCGCGCAAGCCGACGCGCCGCGGTTCGGCGCCGACATGCTGAGCGCCGTCGGGCTCGAACCCCGGCGGCGCTCTCGGAGCAATGCAAGTGCTCTTCCCATCTAGTTCTGCCGTGGCCGATCCGCGGCCCTTGCGTTTGCCGTTCGGCGAGCCGCAGAAGGCAGCCGCTCCTGCGGCGCCGGCGGCTCGTCCGCGCGTCATCGCGCCGTGCGCGTGCGGCAATCGCGACCCGATCGTCACCTGGCGCTTCGACGGCAAACTCGCTTGCGACCGGTGCGCGTTTCCGCTCGGCAGCGAGGCGCAACTGCCATGACCGCTGAGAAGATCGGCCCGGTCGGCAAGAAGTTCCGCTATCACTCCGGCGGCGACGTCGGTGTGTGTCGCGGGTTCAATCTGGCCGTCGTCAACGGCGTGCCGCGCATCACGACGCTCAACATCGAATTGCGCGACGGCCGCCGCGAGCTGTGGCCCGTCGATCGCATCGTCGAGGTCGCGTCATGAAGCGCGTCGCTCAGAGCATCTTGCAGGGCGTCACGCTCATTCTTTTTCTCGGCATGTGCTGGCTCGCGCTGTGGGCGGCGTCATGAGCCGTTGGGCTATGGAGCATCCCGACGAGCAAGAACGCATCAGCGTCTCCGAGATGTCGCAATTTGACAACGACGGAGACGACGATCGCCCGAACCCGCCCGGATTTTGTCGCAACACCGTCGACGGCGAACTCTGCGACGAAACGCTCGACGACGAGCACACGTGCCCGCGTTGCGGTTGGCGGTGGGAGCCATGAGCGCGCAAACTGACGCGCCCGCCGATCGCAAGACGCGAGTCGCCTGGAAAGAGCACGACCTCGTCGTTCTCACGCGAGTGTTCGACAAGGAAGGCGTCTCCGGCGCCGTTGCCGCGCTCGACGGAGATTACACGCCCGAACAGGTGCGCGCGAAACTAAACGCGCTCGGCTTTTTGCAGCTGAGCGCCGCGGACAAGAATCACATCGCCGAGTTCGCCGCTTGGCTCGCCAATCATGAGCATCGCGACCTCGCCGTTGACGAGGCGCTGGCGCGGATCCGCAAAGATTGGCGGTGAGGCGTGAGAGTTGACTACGTGCTCGGCCGGGAGTTTGGGCAATGAGCGTCGCTTTCGCCAAGTCGGCCGATTGGATCGCCGAGCGCCGCACCTATTTCGGCGGGACCGACGCCGCGTCGATCATGGGCTTCAACCCGAAGCGCACGCCGCTCGAAACCTACATGCTCAAGACGGGCGAGATCAGCGCGCCCGACCTGTCCGACGTCGAGAAGGTCCAATGGGGCCTCATCCTCGAGGATCCGGTCGCTGACGAATGG